CGTGCTGGTGTCTCTGGTTACAACAAGCCTAAGAAGACACCCAGTCATCCGACCAAAAGCCACGTAGTTGTGGCTAAAGACGGTGATCAAGTTAAGACTATTCGGTTTGGACAACAGGGAGTCTCAGGTAGTCCTGAGGGTTCTGCACGGAACAAATCGTTTAAGGCTCGACATGCCAAGAACATTGCTAAAGGCAAGATGAGTGCTGCTTATTGGGCAGACAAAGTAAAATGGTAAAAAAGTACTTGACAAAAAGACAAAAATATGGTATACTATATACATTAGTATACTTAGGTTAAAGTACTTAGTATTTAAACATAAAGATAATAACCTTAGGAGTACTTAAGATGCCACTTAAGAAGGGTAGTAGCAAAAAGACAGTCAGCGAGAACATTCGTCGTGAGATGAAGTCTGGCAAACCACAGAAGCAGGCAATTGCTATTGCAATGTCTAAGGCAGGCCGTAGTCTTCCTGAGCGTAACATGCGGGCCAAGAGAAACAAAGGGAAAAAGTAATGTATCCAACATACCAGCGAGCATTGCCCGATACGACCCTCTATGAGCGTCTTCAGGGTGACTATATGCCTATACAAGGCGCTGCTAACCCTTATGCTCAGTTTGAGAATAATTCGCTTAGTCAGGATGCTTTAGACTATCAAGCCGATCCTTTTGCTTATGTAAAGAAGAAATTTGGTAATCTTGACGAAACATTAAAAGAAGAAGACAAAGCCGATGTTGGTCTTGAGGGCCTGTTTACCTCTCCTTCTAAAGGAGATTCTGGTGGAGACACTGGTGGTCGTAACTACTACCAAGAAATTGAAGATCGTTTCTATAATGAAAATCTTGCATTAGGTGCAACACCAGAAGCTGCTCGAGCTTTAGCTGCACAACAGGCTTTTGAAATTCAATCTGCAAACAATGCAAAAATTAACGCTGGTTTAACTTTGTTTGGTAATGCCATGATTCCCGGCATGGGGGCTGCAGGCGTAGCTAAATATGGTCCAACAGCCTATGCAGACTATCTACAAGGTAATGCACGTGTAATGGCAGGAGATAGAAGTGGCTACCAAGGCCCATTTACACCTAAACCTGCTGGTGTGGCTGCCCCTGTTGTAAGTGGAAGCGGTGGAACGACATATAGCCCAGATGCTATACAGTATTCAGCTCCCGGTTACACTTCTTCTGGTAGTGATGGTTCTAGTGTTAGCTATACTTCAGACTCACCAACTAAAGGAACAGGTGCTGATGTTACCTATGGTGACACTTCTTGGGGCACTTTGTTTTAATTATGAGACACTCAGTAGGTAAACAACTCACAGCGGGTGTTGCTAATACAGTATTTGTAGTTCCACAGGGGTATAAGGCAGAGGTGGATATGTTATTCATTTCTAACCTAGATGCTAACAATAAGACTACCACAGCTTACTGGCAACACGCTCACGACATTAACCACAAGATTAAAATTATTGACTTGTACCCTATGGCTTCTCATAGCTTTTTACAGTTTAGTAATGGGTCTGTTATAATGCAACAGGGTGATTCTTTTGTTATTCAACCAGAGGCTGGTGCAACTCAAAGCTGTATCATCACGTTTGACCTAAGAAAAGAACCACAAACTGTTGCATTTGATGGCGAATAAAGGAATAAAATGACATACTTACAACTTGTCAATGCTGTATTGCGTAGGCTTCGTGAAAAAGAAGTTACTACACTTGCGGGGTCTGGTGAGACAACTTCTTACATTCGACTAATTGGAGACTTTGTTAATGAGTCTAAAAGCCAAATAGAAACTGCATGGGACTGGAGTGCTCTTCGCTCAACACTAACTGTTAACACCACGGCTAATGTATTTAACTATGAACTAAATGGTTCTCAAACTAATTTTAAAGTATTGGACGTTTGGAATGATTCTAACGACATTGAGATGCTATACAAGGATGCTAGTTGGTTTAACAAGGAGTTTTTGACAGCTACTCCTCAAACAGGAATTCCTACGTTCTATAACTTTAACGGGGTTAGTACAGACGGAGATACGCAAGTAGATATTTATCCTATCCCTGATGCTGTTTATGCTTTGCGGTTTAACGTTACAATGCGTAATGTAAGCCTTGTTAATGATACTGATACACTTGTTATCCCCTCTCGACCTGTTATCCTTATGGCAACAGCAATGGCTATTGAAGAGCGTGGTGAGGATGGTGGTCAACAGAGTATAAATGCATACGCTGCTGCTCAGTCGGCATTGGCAGATGAAATTGCTATGGATGCTGCTCGTCACCCAGAGGACACTATTTGGTATAGCGTATGAAACAACTACAAACACTTTCTGTTGTCTCACCCGGCTTCTACGGGCTTAACACCCAAGAGAGTGGTCTGACCCTATCGCCTAACTTTTCACTAGAGGCTGATAACTCTATTATTGACAAGTTTGGTCGCTTCGGTTCTCGCAAGGGCTGGGTAATGCAGACGACAAATGGAGCATCTGAGCTTGAGAATACTTACATATCTTTTTTGTTAGAGCATATTAACGCTGATAACACAAGTGTTGTTCTATCTGGTGGTAATAATAAACTGTTTAAGAATGGTACTTCTGGTTCAGATTTAGTTGACATTACTCCTGCATCCTACACGATTACAGGGAATAACTGGAAGGGTGCTTCTATCTATGACCATGCTATTATGGTACAAGAGGGGCATGAACCTGTTATATATACAGAGGCTGCTACACCTGCCGCTCAGACTATTACTGACTTAACTACGGTTACTCAAAATTACGGAACAAGTTTCCCACATGATGTTATAGCTGCATATGGTCGTTTCTGGGTGCATGATGGTGATTCAGTCTACTGGTCTACCGACATCGCTGATACAGCCTTCCCAGCCTTCAACGGGGGTACTAGTGGTACTTTAAACATCTCAGCGGTTGTGCCTAATAACGTTGATAAGATTACAACCCTCGCTGCTCACAACGGCTTTCTGATTATTTTCTGTGAGCGTAGTATTGTTATTTACAAAGGAGCTGAGAACCCACTAGGGGACTTTTCTTTATCTGATGTTATTGCAGGTACTGGTTGTATTGCTAGGGATAGTGTCCAGAATACAGGCAATGATTTGTTATTCCTCTCGGACTTGGGTGTTCGTTCTTTGGGTCGTGTGATTCAAGAGAAGTCACTTCCAATGCGTGAGTTAACAAAGAATGTACGTGATGATCTTTTAACCATAGTAGCATTAGAAGATTTAAAACTAGTTCGATCTGTCTACTCTGAAGTTAATGCCTTCTATTTGTTATCTTTTCCATCACAAAATGTTGTATATTGTTTAGACGTTCGACAAGCACTGGAAGATGGTTCTTCTCGTGTTAGTAAGTGGACAGATTATAAAGCTACATCATTTCTCCGACTCTTAAGCAGAGACTTACTAATTGGTAAGGAAAATGGCATAGGTAAGTATGTTGGTTACACAGATAACGGTGAAAAGTATAAGTTAACATATCGCTCTCACTTCTTAGACATGGGAGAAGCTACTACTCTGAAAATACTTAAACAGCTTACGACTACTGTTTTTGGTGGTTCTGGTCAAAACTTTCAGATAGAAGTTAACTTTGATTACAACAGCAACCCTCGTTATTTTCAATATAGTATTCCTGCTATTTCTAATGCTTACTATGGTGAAGGTGAGTTTGGTATCTCTGAGTTTTCATTAGGTATTTCTTTAGACACAGTTAAAGCAAGCCTAGGAGGAAGTGGTAATACTATTCAAATTGGATTTGTTGCTGATATAAATGGAACTGCTCTGTCAGTTCAAAAGATTGATATGTTTGTAAAAACAGGAAGGATAAGTTAATGTCTAATTATGCCATAACAACGGAGTTTGGACCCAAGGATGCTTTAGCTCCTAATCATCCAGATAAAATTATTAGGGGTACTCAAATAGGTGCAGAGTTTACTAATATTGCAGAAGCTATTGCTTCTAAAGCTGATCTAATCTCTCCTGTCTTTACAGGAACACCTCAAGTACCAACAGCAGCTCTTAACGATAATTCAACAAAGATTGCTAGTACAGCGTTTGTTCAACAAGAGATTAACAGTGCCGTTGCTGCTGGTACTGAGGGTTTAGATGGAGTTTCTTATCTATCAGTTGATTGTTTTAAAAGATCAGCAGATTTACCCCCTACTCCTACAGGGGGTTCATTCAATTTTTCTGGTTTAGTTTTAAGCCCTCCTTCTAATGAAGGAGATTATTGGTCAACTAATATCCCAAGTGGAACAGACCCTGTTTATAAATCTACAGCTATTGCAAGTACGGTTGGTGATATAACACTTGATGAGTCTTTAACTTGGTCAGCCCCTGTTTTAGTTTTTAAAAATGGTGCGGATGGTTCAGGAACAGATACTCGTTCAGCTAACGGGTTCTTGTACTACGCCAACTCATCTTCAGAACCGCCCACTGCTCCTACTAATTTAAATACAAATACTTATGATTTTGAAAACAATCGTTTTATTGTTAAAAAAGCAGGATGGGACACAAAATTTAATGCTCCTTCACTGACATCGGGGTCTACGTTTTGGGCTGTACATTATTATGTAGAGGTGGATCAAGACGATCAGCAAACAGTAACTATTGGTCAAACGCCTTTTACGTGGCTAAACTTTGATGGCTTAGTTACTTTTACTAATACTCAAGTTGCTTTTGACGCAGGGGTAACCTCTATCAATGGCAACAAGATTGTTACAGGCACGTTAACAGCCGATAGGATTTCTTCTGGTACTGTTTCGGTTGATAATGGTAAAGTATTTAGTCTT